TCAGTAGCCACATCTTTAATTGCATATGAACCACTACCTTCAGGTATGAATGAACCAGTTACGGTTTGAACTGATGTAGAGAATGTTTTTTGAATGTATCTTTTTCTAGCACCAACTCTAAACTTAACTCGTTCACCAACTTTATATTCTTCTCTCAAACCTTTCATGTATAAAAAGTTATCTGCTAATCCACTTGATGTTATTTGAGTTAATGAACCTGTATTTGAACCCGTACAAGGTAAGTGGTCGTCCCAACGAACCTCTAATCGTGGTGAGAAAATTGTATGTGTGTTTCTTGAAAAGAATTTCAGATTACCTAATGTTGTTGAATCTGTTTCTTGACTACCACTAAAACGAATTAACATTCCATAGTTTTCTTCTCTACCCTCCAACCACATATTAACCATATTGGTTATTTCAACATTTACATCAGGAGATTCATTAGAAAAAGCTTGTGTTGATGAACTAACACTCAAGATTGTACCACCGGCATCAGCCCAAGCAGTCGCAGTTCCACCAATTGGATTACTACGATTATCAAAACTACATCCATTTGTATTTTTTGGATTATCACCAAATTTACCTGTACCCTCAGTCCAAGATTGAGATAATGGTTGAACTGCTAAGGTGTATTCTTCAGTCATCTCAGCATTACCCTCAGCCTCATAAAGTCTTAAATAATATTTCGCATCTGAAGCTATAGTTCCATCAGCAACAGACTTTGATAATTCGGTAAATTCCGTTCCACTAAATTGAACCAATGCTCTTGTTGGAAAATCAAATGAAAAGTTATAAAATTCTTTTTTGACTTCAAGTATTTGGTCTCTTCCAAAGTTCTGGTCTTTGAAAGATTCACCTGTTATATTCGATGAACCACTTGAAATCCAAGTGTCTTGATTTGGAAAAATAAAATGATGCATTATCTAACTCTCCCTTGTATATTTACGTTTGGATTTTTTAATTCAAAAACCGTTGGTGTTGCGTTATGTGGTGGTAATATAATTGTACCATCATCTGAAAGTGCGTTTTTAAAATTATATTTAAAACCATAACCAGATGTACCCTCACCTTCTGATTGGTCTACAAATCCACCATCTATTATACCATCACCATTTAAATCAGCACCATTACCTGAAGGGCTATATGAGTAAGTATAAGTTGGTGAAGTGAGTAAATTACCATCACCACCATAGTCTTCATGTTGAGTTATTGTAACATGTCCAATAGAACGAACACCTTCAACGCCCATTAATTCAAATTCTAACTGACTTTTATAAATTGGTTGATTGAATTGCATTTTTTCAATTCTGAAATAATCTTTAATTTTTTGTAGACACGCTAATTTAACTTTTTGTTTATCAGCATATTTTTCAGCTATGACATCAAAAAACACACCAAAGTTTACGATGTATCCATCAAGAATTACCACAGTGTCTGTTAATAAGTTAAAATTTTCTAAATATTTTTTTATATTTGATTTTAGTGTTGTTGGTAGATTATCATTAGTGCCTAATGTGTTAGCATGTGGATTACCAATAAGTTGTTTATTTAAATTATATCCCAACACTGTTACTTCTACTGGTGATAAATGAAACATAGATGCATCCACATAATCACTTAAATCATTTGATAAACTTATAGTATTATTGTTATTAGAAATTAAATTTGAAATTACTGATTGTATAGCTTCTAATTTTTCTTGTTGTGGTATTGTTTCATCAGTTGTTCCTAATACAGTTTCGATTAAATTTAAGTCATTACCCACCGAGTTACTATTTGTAACAATTTCATTTATTTGGTTAAAAAAATCTTCGTTTGGTTTTTTATTAAGATTAGCAGTAACATATACTTTAGCAACATTACCATATTTACTTGGTAGATTTAAAACTCTTGCTTCATAATCTTCTTTTGTAACTGCTCTGTTTTGTGTAGCAAAAAATGCTTTAGATTTTTCCCTAATTTCACTAGTGTCTTCTTCATCTTTACCACCACGAGCTGGTGCATTATTTGTAACACTCGTTAATGTAGCACTTGTATTTCCATTTTGTGCTGTTATGGTTGGTGTATTGGTTATATCTCCACTTGAAACATTTGAATTAACTCCACCACCAACTCTATAAGTAATGGTTAAAGTTGTTTGGTTTGGAGCTTCACCTAATGTTGAATACTCATCACCTAACAATGGGTCGATAGCTTGATTTAAATCATTTGTTTGTCCAGGAATTATTATTCCAACTTGTTCTAAATCTAAAAATCCTTCATCAATTATTTGACCATTTTTTAATACACCATTACCAAATACCAAAGATGTTGTATTGTCTTGATTTGTTTCACGAGTAAATCTTTTTGTTGTTGTTAAATAAGTTAATGAATAAGGTACAGCTGCTGTTGATTCAAGCCCACCAGTTTCTGTGGAATATGCAGAGTCTCTATTTATATCATCGGTATAGTGAGTAGTGATTGGAACTTTGTCTTGTGCAAGAAAATCTACTTCATACCAATTCTGCCCATTTGAATCCACACAAGAAATAATGTCAATAACATTTGTATCAGGTATGGTAATGGTTTTAAATTTTTCAGGTATTCCAACTTGGAATGTAATTGTTTTTTCTGTCGCACTCATAGCTCTTACAGTTCTTGATAAAGTATAGGTTGAAGCTAAACCATTAGCAGTAGTTGTTCCAATTGTATCACCATCATTTGAACCTGTAATTGTAAAATCAATTGGTTCTAATGTTGTAAAAATAACGTCTGAATTTGCATTAGAAACTATTTCAATACCAGCATCAAACGTACCAGCATTTGAATAATCCACCTTTGATGCATCGGCACTTGAAGCGTTTACCTCTGATGTAAAAGTTAAATCAACATATGATGGAACAATTGGTTTAACTTTATAACCAAACATATTAGCCATTGTGATTATGTTTCTTCTTTCTTCTGCTAATGGTAATAACATCTCACGATATTGTTGGTCGATGTAAAATGATAGTACATCACCAACATACGCATTCATTTCCAATAACATCATACCAGGTGATGTTTCATTGAAATCACGATATGTGTTTGGAAAATAAGATTTAGCATAATTCATCAATGATTGTTTCAAAGATGCAAAATCTTTATTTAAATAATTTACATTTGATTCTTTAAAAGTTTCTTTACCATATGTTGGCATTTTTTATCTCCAATTAATATCCACCACCACTAGCTATAGAGGATTCAGGTTCTGATATATCAGATGAAAAATCTAATGTTACTGAATCCAAAGTGTTTGGGTCTTGTTTTAAATTAAATAATATTTTTACTCTAATTTCATTTACTCCAATATCAGTAGTGTCGTCTCTACTTAAAACCTGTATATCTCTTACCTCTACGAAAGGTAACCAAAATTCTAATTTATCCAATATCACATCTTGGATTCCAAGTAAATTTTCTTCAGTAATATTTTCAAATAAAAGTCTTCTTAATCCTATACCTAAATTTGGTTGAAAGAATCTTTCACCCTCTTCGGTTTGTAATAAATTTTTTATATTGTTTTTTACAGCTTCAATTGTTGTTGAAGTTGATGCGAAGAATCCATCAGCAACAGAACCTCTGTGAATTGGTAAATCTATACCAATTTTAACATTAGTATCATTGTCTTGAATGTATGGTTTTCTTGATGTATCTTTTATAGCCATTATAATATTTTCCTAGCATCTTCATCTAATAATTTAATAGTTGTAAAATCTCTTTGGCCTGATTCATCATTGACATCAAAACTACCTTGTGAATCAGGGTCTGAACCTATATACGCATAACCTGTTGATTGTAGTCCACCTGTTTGTTTAGTTATGTCAATTCCAGCCAAATCAGCTCCACCTTCCAATAATGGTGTGATAGCTCTTTCTATTTCTTTTTCAAGTTTCTTTATCAATCTATCTATTCCAGGAATTGGACCACCTATTTTTCTTAACATTTTTAAAACAGGTTGATACTCACCCAACAATGTATCTAACTTTACATTAACAGGTAATGATGGTGTTATTAACTCTTCAACCACAACAGGTGCTTTTAATTGTGTTATGGTAAAGTTAGCCTCTCTAAGAGCATTCACAATAGCCCTAGCAGTATAATGTGCTTCTCTCTCTGCATATGAACCCTCTGATATATCAGGAGGTGGTTGAGGTGGGTCAGCTTGTTCAGCTGCTCTAACTTTTGCTTGTAATAAATCCCACTTTAATCCTTCTTCTTTTAACGCCATTATTATCTTCCAAGTTTGTTTTTAGATTTTTCGATTGACTTTTCTAATACTTGACTATAATCTTTATTTAAGAATTGTGACATTGGGTCACTTGAAGGAACTTGTTGTGTTCCATTCATCATATCACCATACTGTCCACCGACCAATTCATTCATTCTATCAGTTGTAAACTCACCACCACCTAATGTTTTCCAACCATCATCTTGAGCTGTTTCATTCAATACATCATTCAATACTGAATTTTCTGTAAATTGTTTTTTCTCAACTATTTTCTTTTGTGGTTTTGGTTTAGATTCAGTTGGTTTATTTAATTCGGTTATTACCTCTTTAATAGCCATCGCAACTTCTTCTCTAACGATTTGTCTGATTATAGTTTTTATATTTGTTTTTTTCTTTTTCATAATTACCCTTGTTCTATTTTATGTTTTTTACTTAATAAATCTTTTAATTTAGCCTCTATTGTTGATAGTTTAACAGATAATGGAGTCCCACCTGTTTGGTCCATCAATGGTAATGGAGAACCATAAAACAATGATGTAGCTGCTTTTAATTCTGTAAATAATTCTGATAAAATTTCTAATAATTTATCACCTAACACCATAGATTCCATTACAACGCCCTCTTTATTAGGGCTACCAATATTTACATTATCGGATACCAGATTTAAAGTTGGTGATGTCAAAGATAAATTTACACCAGCGCCAATATAAATGTCTTTAATTGATGAAACAAAAATATCATCAAGTTTGGAATTAAAAATTATTCTATCTGAATTAATTAAAACTTGATTACCTGACGATGCTTCAAAAATTGGATTACCTTCATCATCTACCTTATCAGTTTTTTTCGAACCATATCTATATATTTCTTCTTGGTCAATTTTATTATTTGTATCACTATAAAGTTGACCAATTGGTTTTGTGTTTGTTTCAACTAAATCAGATGATAATTTAAAACCCAATACGGATTGTTCACTATTAAAGTCAGTATAGCCAGAAAAATAATTAGCTAATGTCCCATATGAGGTTATTGATATTAAACTACCATCACTTAAAGTTTCAAAACCATTAAAGACGCCTCTTTCATTTGAAAAAATCATATAGGGATGATTACTCCTACTACCAATACGAACACTATTTCCATGTCTACCTTCAATCATATAATCACCTGTAACCTCATTGATTACATTACCATAATCTAAACCAGGTATCTTGACTTTTTGAAGTCTTCTATAAAGGCTCTCTTTATTAAAATTTAAACTTTCACCCTTTTCACCTCTTATCGAGTTTCGAGCTGAGTCTTGGTTTTCTAACATTAATTCTTTTCTGTAATTTAAATCATCATTCCAAGTAGGACTATTATTGATTGTATTTATAGGACCTAAGTAATAATTAATTTTACCAATAGTGCAAAGTAATACTGGGTCACCTTTTGATGGAACATCTCCATGACTTCTTAAAAGTGGAAAATATCTATTGTCCTCACTATAGTATTGTTGTCTTCTTTTCCCACTAGAATTTGCTACATGTGATACTGCATAAATTGTATTTATTGAACTCTGTCCTACATAACCTAATGACTCTTGTGAGTGAACAACCTCTATACAATAACCAGGTACAAATTGTAAATAAACTGGTACAGAGTATTCCTTACCCGCAAATCCTTTTACTTTTTGTCCTGAAAATGCTGAAAATGTTGAACTCATTAGTTATTCCCCAAATCAATTGTTTTGTTTTTTGTAGCCTCAAGTTTATCACTTTCTCTTTGTAAATCTTCTACAGTATCTTGAAGTGTTCCCATTAATTCCGCTTTTTCTTCATCACTTAATAACATTGATTCATCTGATTCACCTTGTGATTTAGAAATGATTCTTTGTAATACACCAGCGAGTTTTACCAAGTGTTCATCATTACGAACAGCAGTGTCCATATATTCTTTTATAATAGGTGCAACCAATACCACATCATCAATGGTTGTTATGAATCCGTGTATTTCTGATATTAACAAATCTATTTGAACTTTACGTTTTGTTGTGTTTTCGTAAATGTCTTTTGTTAAGTCTTGAAAGGTTTTC